ATCGCCGGCCGACAGGCTGGCGGCCTCATAGGTGGCGTAAGCCACGCGAATGGAACCGCCAAGCTGGTTAGCTTTGACGAAGTCCTTCGGATCGTCCTGCGTCAGGTCGGTCCGAACGTTACTGTAGACAGTAGCCATTGTTCAGCCCTCCTTACTCGTTGCAGGCGATTTCAACGACCTTGTTCTCTTCCATGCGGGTCGCGCCGAACGTGGCGCAGTAGTAGACCTGCGTGGAGTAGGACTTGTCGCTGCGCTCGTCGATGCGAGCCATCACGTCCTTACCGATCGCCAGCTTGCAGCCGTCCTGCGCCCATGCGTAGCACAGGCGAGAAGTGCCGTCGTCCGACAGCCGGTTGGAGACGATGAACTCGAAACCAACGAACGTGTTGATGTCACCCTGGACCAGTGCCTTCACGGTGTTGAAGTCGGCCGAGGTAACGGTGGTCGAATTGAGCAGGTCTTCGATCTGCTCAGGCGATACGACGATGTAACGCTTGATCGACTTATCGACGTTGTTCGCGTCCAGCAGCTTCTTCGCCGTGACCAGCTTCGCGATGGTCAAGCCGGCGCTGCCGTGAGCGATTTTCTGGGCAGCAGGAAACGCGGTCGAGGTCGCGCCTTCTTTGCCCGTTTTCGCCGTGCCGCCGAGGGCGTCAATGATGACATCGTCCATCGCGCGACCGATAGCCGCCGCAGCCGCGCGAGCGTAGCTGGAGGTCGGATCAATCAGCATGCGGACTTTGTCGGCATCGTCGATGAGGTCGGCCCACTCATAGGTGGTGAGGCTGACCTGACGCCGAGAATGCGGGGTCTCAACCAGCGGGGTATCCCCGTGGCGGGACGTGCGCGCAACCGCGGCCGCCTCTCCGATTTGGTCGAAGTAGGCCTTTTCGCCGGTGACACTTTCGGTGTCCACGGCTCCTCGCAACAGAGAACCCATCTGCTGCGAGAGCATTGCGACGTTGGAACTGAACTGGTTCACAAACGCCGTAGTGACCTGAGTGCTCATGCTCAGTGCTCCTACAGTTGTTGTTGGGATGTTGCGTCAGTTATCGGTCTTGCGACCGGCTCACTGTCGGTTAGGCCGACTACTCCGCCTTGCTCACAGGCTTGCGCCGAGGGGCCAAAGGCTTGTCCTCGGGTTTCGTCACGAACTCAAAATATGTTTCTGCGAGCGCTGCCGGATCCTTGATCGCGTGCACGCTGCCGTTGTCTACCGCCAGGCGCAAACACTCGAGGCGGATTTCAATTTTATTCACCGATCTGCTCCCGGAGCCTCAGCACCTCGTTGACCATGCGGTCATGATCTGGGTGATGCTTTTCCCAGTAGGGGCTGTTCTTGGCCGTGAGATCGCTAATCCGCGCCTGGATGTCCTGGTCGCTGAGACCGGGCCGGCTATCACGGCCAGCCAGGCCATCCTCGCTGATTTGTTCTGCCACGTAGTCGCTGAGACGCACCATGAAGCGAACGATCTCAGGATTGTCGCCGAGCAGGCTGCCATCGGCCAACTGAATCTCAGTCAAGTCTGGTGCTTCAAATTGCGTCAGCAGTTCATTGGCGCGCGCCATTTTGTCGTCGTAACCGCGGCCATATTCTTGCCGCAATTCCGTTTCGATTTCAGCGCGGCGCGCTTCCAAACCGGCTTCGTCAAGCGTCTGCGCCTGGCCGGCGTACTCCTCATAGGCCGCGGCCAGCTTCTGCGCCTGTTGCGAGGTCAGGCCGGTCACGTGCGCGGTCTCTTTGAACCAGTCCGCGAAGTCGCCCTCGGTCTCGCCGAGCTCGTAGTCCTCCGGCTTTTGAGGCCTGCCGAGCTTGGTGTAGACCTGCTGCCAATCCTCGTCGGTGGCCCAGCTGCCGGGAATTGCGATCTTCTCCGCGCCGACCATTTTCTGGGCATTGATGTAACTCTTGGCCATCGCCTCGACGCTGCCAATGTGCTGCAGCGATGGGTTCGTGGCCAGTTCCGGCGATAAGCTCGATCGCCAATCCGTTCCGTCAGACGGGGTTGTCGCCTCAGCGGCCGCCGCTACCTGCTCTTCGGACATCGATGATTACTCCTCTATTGGCTTCTGATCCTTGATCATGTTGTGCATGAAAAGCAGCACGTCGCGCTGCCCTTCGCGAAACGCCGTCTCGTCTGAGTTTGGCGTGTAGCTCGATTTCCAGAGCCCGAAACGGGCGTCAAGATCCTCGAGAACCTTCTTGCCGTCGTCGCTGTTGAGCGCCGATCGGTATGTCGCCTTGAGCTCCTTTGGTGTCACGCGGCGCCCAATTCGGATAGGTCAACGCCAGTCTCATCGATGGCGCGGAGCGCCGGCGCGGCCTCGCCGGCGGCGGTCGCCAGTTGCGATGCCGCGTTGAGCTCAGCTTGCGCTTGCATGGCCTGGGCGCGTTCGTCGCGAAGCGCCGCGACCTCACCCTCGCCGCGAACGACGACGGCCGGCGTGCCGGTGACCTTGATGATGTGCTTGGCCAGCCCGTCCATGTCGAGGTAGTCGGCGATGCCCTGGTCAAGCTGCATCAGCGGCATCAGAAACTCAATCATCTGCATGATGCCCTGCACGTCGCCGGAGCGCTGCGCCTTCGCCAGCGGGCTGACGTACTCAATGTCGATGTTGCCGTTGCGCAGGCTTTCTGGCGCCGGCTTGAACGCCTTTTGGCGAACGAGGATAGCAAAGCATCGGTTGATCAGCGGCTGCAGGAGCTCAGCTTGCAAACGACCCAGGACGGGGCCGAGCAGGCGCATTTTTTCTTCGGTTCTCTGGATGACCTCGGTCGCCGTCATTTGCGGACCCGTGCCGAGGATCAGCTGATCGACGTAGAACGCCGCGCGAATCGCCTGGCGGCGCTGCTCGAGTTGCTGCTCGCCGAGCGGGTTGTTAGCGCCAATGTTGAGGGGCTCAATGCGGTCGCGGGTGCCGGAGCGATAGAAGTTGAGGCCGCCCGGCGTCGTCCTGACCGGCAGCATGAAGCCGTCGTCAGGCACCATCAGCGGCGGGTGGATCTGCAGCTGGGCCGCGCGGATGACGACCTCAGACATCTTGTTGACCATCTTCGTATCGGGCAGCGCAGTCATGCTCGGGCTGCGGCCGTATCCGATCTCAAAGCTGGATTTTAGAAAGCGCGGACAACAATACGGAAATTCGTCGTAGCCGCTTTCGCCCAGGATCTGTTTTTCGTCCGGGTCTATATAGATTGATGCGACCGGCTTGTTCTTTGTGTTCTTTTTTTGCGGGTCGTAGTCCTCCCTCGGGGTGACGACGTGCAGCAGTTCAATCTCAGCATAGGGGTCTTTTTCATTCAGCTTGGCTATCCGTAGGGTTACACCTTGCTCGCCAAACTGCCGCACAGCTGCACGCGCCGTCGTCTTGTATTTGCGATAGACGGTATCGACGCGCCCTTGTTCGTTTTCGCTCACGTAGCATTCCGCAATGTGCCGGGTGCTGAAGCGGAAGCCGTTGTCGTCATCATTTTCAATGAAAATGACCGCGGTGCCAAACGTCACCAGGTCGCTGTAGAGCTCGTGGATCTGTTCCTGGAAATTGGAGCGCGCCAAGTGCGCGTACATGACATCGGTCGCGCCCTCCAGCCACTCCTTGGCCTCGTCGTCATCGTTCAGATCGTCGTTCTCGTAACGTAGTGAGAACCAAGGCGTGGCCGCATTCGTCAGCATGCCGTGCAAGCTCGCGGACATGAGCTCAGCCGCGTGGATTGCGGTGCCATCGAAGATGAGCTCGGTGCGCTTGTCGCCGGCCGTGCGCTTCTTCGTGATGTCGGCCTTACGCGGCACGATGTAGTCAGCGACCTCCTGCCAATGGCTCTCCCAGTGCTGGCGCTGCGTCTGCAGCGTCTGGTAGCGCTTCAGCAGGGCGGTCGCTTGCGGATCGTCAGCCATTTATTGACCCAAAAGCGTTTTCTTCGTGGTCGGCGCCGCGGTCGTCAGACCCATGCCGCCGGTGACGTTCGCTTGGCTCAGGCCGCGCTTTTTGGCTGCCGCCTTTTTGACCCTCTCGGGCTCCTTAGTATCAATCGGCTTGATCGGCGGATCGGGCGGGATCGGCGGCGGGGGAGGCGGGGGCGGCGGGCTAGGGGCGCTAAAAAAACCCATCATGCGGCTCCATATTCATAAGGGTTGTACGCCATGTCCGCTTGGATTTGCGGCGGGCGCTGGTTGTCGGTTGCGTTGTTGATGCAGATGGCGGCGGTGCGCCAGGCGTCGGCGGCGTGGCTCGACCAGTCATGCACCGGCTGGTCACGGAACTGTCGGGTGCGCTCGTTGTAGGCGCGGTGATAATGCCGGAGCGCTTCGAGGCCGTCGCGGCAGTTGTCTCGATCGAAGTGGCAACGCGGTATCAGCAGGCGGGCGGCGTGGATGCCGTCTTCGACCGGCAGGCGCGGCGCTACCCGAAAATTGAGGCCCAGGTTCCACGCAGTTTCTCGACGGCTCTTGCCCGTGCCAAGTTCGCGGACCTCAAGATCGTGCGGGCCGTAGTGGTTGCCGTATGTGTAGCCCTTTTGATGTAGTAGCTGCACGTAATGCGGAAGACCCTCACCTTGATTTTGGTAGAAATCAATGACGTGGATGCCACCGCGGCCGACCTGCTGCACAAACCAGATAGCAGTGTAGTCATGCATGCCAAGATCCCAGTACGTATCGACCTTATGATCCGTTTGATGCGGGACAGAGGTGATACGCTCTTGATCATCAGCTTCCTGGAGTTCCTTGCCGTAGACGCTGCCGGGTACGTTGGCGACCCAGCTGCACTCGAATTCCTGGTTGTACTGGTCTTCGGTCATCGTTGCGCGCGCGGCCTCAAGCTCATCGTCATCGACGATCCTGGTCTCGCTCGCCTTGTACATCTTGCGCGCCCAGCCCGTGGTGCTGGCGGCGGCTTCCCATAAATCGTGGAAATAGTTGTGGCCTTGCGGCGTGCCGATGAACGCGGCGCCGCCCTTTCGGTCACTGAGCGCTGGCCGGATGACTTCCGGGAAAATATTCGCCGGCATGTCGGCGACCTCGTCCATGACGGCGAAGTCCAAGTAAATGCCTCTTAGGCTCGAGGGGTTTTCGGAGCCCAGCAAGCTGATGCGGGCGCCGTTGGGCAAATCGCAGCGGAGCTCGGTTTCGTGATACTTGGTGCCGGGGATTTTCGCGCTGAACTGCTTGAGGTAGTCCCAGGCGACGTTCTTGGCCTGACGGTAGGTGGGCGCGATGTAGGCCAGCCGCGGGTTCGGCTTCTGCTCCTCAATCGCGCGCTTGAGTAGGTGGTTGACGGCGCAGACCGTCTTGCCGAACCGGCGGTGCATCACGAGCACGTTGAAACGGTTGTCGTCGAGCATCTTGTGGAGCTCAAGCTGCAGCGGCCTGGGCGTGTAGTCGATCTCGATGGTTTTCAATGTGTCGTCTGATTTTCAGCTGGCTGCAGATCTTGGATAAATGGGCGCATCATTTCATAGAGAAACAGCCGGAGCTCCATTTCGTTTTCGAAGCCCTCAAGAATAATGCACAGCTGCCAGCCGCCTTCGCCGTCGGCAGTGCTGTACGCGCTATAGATCACTTTTTGCCCAGGACCGACTTTTTCTTTTTCGGCCAACCTGCCTTCATTTGTTTGTAAGCCTTGTCGTCGATCGTGCTCTTGCTCTTCGGCCGGCTGGTGCCGGCTGCGCGGCGCTTGTTGATGTTCTTGTAGAGGCTCATTTGGATTTGTTTCGCTTGCTGATCGCCGCGGCCTTCTTCTTGGCGTCGGCTTTACTGGTGGCGCCCCACGCGCGGAGGGAGAGGAGGAGCCGGGTGGGGCGCCCCTTCCCGTCGCGCTCCGGGCCGGGCATGCCGGCCATGCGCGCCAGGAAGGATGCACGGCGGGGGTTGTCCCCGGATTTGACTGGCGGCTTCAGCGTGCCGCCCTTGTAGCTGGCGCGGCCCTTGGCGTTCAGGCCGCCTTTCGGGTTCTTGCCTTCCTTGCGGGTCCAGGCCTCGGTCATTTTTTGGCCCGGTTCTTCTTCTGCGCTGGCCGGCTGTGGTAGTCGGCGTATTCCTTCGCGTAGTTGCGGGTCACTTTGTGCGCCCCAGTACCGATTTGGGCTCATCTGCCGACTTGCTGCGCTTTTCCGCGTAGGTGTCGGCTTCCTTCAGCGTCTCAAACGTAGCGAACGGCTTGAGATCCCCGGCGCGCACCTTCTGAGCGACCTCGTCCTCGCTGTGCGATTTTCCGTTGATCACCGACGGCGCAACAACCCATTTGCCCTTGTGCTGAAAGGTGACGGTGACTTCATGTGACATGGCGGTCAAACAGCCTCAGAGCGACAGAGCCTCAGTCGTGGACGTATTATCGTCTAGTCAGCGGCGCCCCGATCTGGCGGGGGGTGGGGGGTGCCGCCAGGAAAATCGGCCCCTCGAGGCCGGCGCCGCGGCGATCGATGCAAGCCCCGGTGCAAGTCGGGGGTCTAAGTCGTTGATATCATTAGCATGACCTTCGCTTTCAATATGCGAAGGTCGCTTGAGGGGGGGGGCCTCGAGTTGCGAATGCGTCGCAGTCTCTCGCGCGTAGTGCTGCACCGTGGCGGCGGCAGTCTTACCTATTGTTTCGGGGTGTTCACCAGCTTGAGCACAGTCGCTTCCGGCTTGTTGGGCTGAGCCTCGGCTTCGACCTGCGATCCCCACTGGATCACCACGCCGCCGGTTTCGTCCACGTCTTCCTTCTTATGCCTCAACCCGCGCGGCTGCATCTTCGCGAAGGTCCACTTCTTTGTGTCCACCTCGAGCCGACGCCGCTGCACCTCGGCATTCGCCAGGCGGGGATCGAGGCCCTCGGGCAGCGGAGACGCGGCGAGGTCATGCATCTCGTCGCTGAGCACCTCAGCACCGATCGCTCGAGCCCGGCTGTACATCTCATAGAGCTCATCATCGCGCTGCACCGACTGCAGCACTGTGGACCACGCGGGCATGTTTGGATTGTTATCACAAATCGAGCGCAGCGACTTGCCCTTGGCGAGCTCGTCGCAGACCGCCTGCATTCGTTTTTTGTTCAACCGACCGGCCATTGTGTCCTCAAACGCAAAAGGCCCGGCACGTCGCCAGGCCCCTGCGGCACTTGCCGCAACATATCGAAAAAATACTACATTTAGTCCACAACGTCAACCCCACCTACAACATCTTGTACCACAGCCCCAGAATAGCCCGTTCAAAGCGCCTACGAGCCGTCTCAGGGTGGCATCTCAGCTGCTTGGCTATCCGACGCCACGCCGGCCCTCGAGCGCGTCCTACGGCGCTGTGAGCGGCTGCCCAGACGAGCCTGGCCTCATCGGGCTCGAACAGCTTGGTCAGGCCGATGGCATGCTCCCACAGCGTGACCTCAGCAGCCGACGCCGGGCCAGGCCGCACCTCGACCTCGTTGTAGCCATAGGCCAGCCCTGGATCCGGTGGCACCTCTGGCCAATAGCCCCGGGCCCTCAAGTCGTATGCTCTAGGCAGCTTCCTCTCGATCTCAGCCGCACGAAAAAACAACGCAGAAAGTTCGCCAACGTCACTAATAACCATGCTCAAAAAACCTCATTCTTAACCGAATAAAGTTCGCGCAAACGGCGCGCTAACCGTACTTTATTCGGAAAGAGCGCAACTCGATTGCGCACTTCGCGCGCCGTTCCGGCGCGAAGTGCGCGCTTGCGCCTTTCCTTAGTACGGTTCCCTTCAATCCGCGCACGATTTGCGCACTTCTGCGCGCTTTTTGCGCGCTTATTAATATGAGAAGCGCGCACAAGAAATTGGGTCGATATAAAAAAGCGTTCATGCATTTTCACCGGGCAATAGATCAAAATTTATGAACAATCCACTTTCCTCTTTTCTGCGCTTTGGCGAGTGATATTTATCCCAAAAAACCACTTTGTTTTTGAGCCAGACACTGATGATGGCCTTGGCCGCATTCTCGTTGATGCCAACGTCGGTGAGCAGATTTCCTGCCCATCGTTCTGAGTTCTTGCGGTATGTAGCCGAGTACCGCTGCCCATCGGGTAGGCCCTGGTCTATCATCAGCAGCACGCGCCGGGCGGCTTCGACGGAGAGGCCATCGAAGGCGTCTGGCGGCGTCCAGGGTGCCAGCACGCCCACCCAATCGCCTTGAGAGAGCTCTACCGAGTGTCGCTCGTACCAGACGGCGTCGGCCGCGGGCGCGGACATGTTGCCCTTGGCGTCGTCGACGCGGACGTGCCACAGGCGCCGCTGGGGTTCGAGGCCGAACATCTCGCACTCCTTATCCGACATTGGGGTAATGGTGCGCGCGGCACGGACGGCGCCGGCCAGCGCACCGGCGCCACGCGCCGTATTGATGTCGCCGGCGACGGCGACGAACCCGGCGGGCGGCTTGCGGGTGTGGTGCACCAAATCAATGGCGGCACCGCATCGCTTGGAGATGTCCCCGAACACGTCGAGAACCGCGTCGATCTTTTTGTTGTCGTTTTCTTCAGCCCAATGAGATTTGACGAACGGATCCACCTGCAGCACGCCGATGTCGAAACGCTGCATCTGATCGATCACCTGCAGGCTGGCTGGCGTGGCAACGACGACGCCATCGACGGGCTCGGCCACAACCAGCTTGCAGTCGCGGCCGCTGTCCAGAAACAGCCAGCCCTCAAGCTCACGAGGATCAATCCGAAAGTGTTCGCAGATCGCCCACACGCGGCGCAGGAGCTCGTCGCGCGGGTCTTCCAAATTGTAGTGCCAGACCCTCGTGCGCTCGCGCACACGCACGCCCAGCAGGTCGCGTCCGGTCGCCAGCGCCACGGCCTCGGTAAGCTCCAGCGTGGTCTTGCCCACGCCGCCAGGCGACACGGTCGCGGACACATAGCCTCGGATCAAATGCTTGCCGTAAAGCCACCGACGCGGCTCTACGGCCATCATCTGGCCGGCCACGAACCCGGACGCCACGACGCGATCGACGGCACTAAACGAGCGCAGGACGCCCATCAGCGTGTCTGGGTCATTGACCTCGAGCCAGTCGCTGACATCCGCCTTGCGTGCCATGCCGGCGCAGATGTCACAAAGCGCCACCGACGCCGCGACACGCGACACCGCGGCCATCGTGTTCGCCGCCGTCTTGCGACCAGCGTCATCGTTGTCAGGCACCACAAAAACGCGCTTGCCGGCGAAATAATCCGTGAGTTCCTCCGGCCACCCGCCTGAGCCGCCGGCCTTGGTCGTGGCGCAGATACCCAGCGCCGCGAGCGCGTCGGCATCCTTCTCGCCCTCCACTATCACCACCTCGGACGCCGCCATCAAATCATCCAGCCGATACGGCACCGGCTGCACGCCCTCAAGGTTCCAATGCCAGCCGCCGCGACCATCGGGCCGCCGCTGCCGAAATGACTTCGGCGCCATGCGACATACTTGGAACGCTAGCTTGCCGGCCGCGTCGAAGTAGTCGTACTTCGCGACGATCAGCCGGGGCGCATTCTGCGCGGGCTCGACGACGACGATCTCATCATCGAGGTGGCCGCCCTCGTCGGCCTCGAAGTCGAACCAAGCGCCGTTTTCTAAATTGACTGAGAGCGCGCCGTGTCGGCCGAACCGCAACTCGCGCGCACTCGACATCTTCTGGTTCAGCTTGCGCTCGCCAAACCTCGCCAGCGCCGCCGCTCTAAAATTTGACAAAACATCCCTCCCTCAGAACGGTATGTCGTCGTTCAACTCAACATCACTGGGATCGTTGTGTCGCTCCTCGACGACCGTGACCAAAATGCATTTGGCGAATTCAATAAGCTCGCCCTTACTCAACGCCGCCAGATCACTCTTCTTGAGCTCGTCCAGATACTCACCGCCGGCCTTGATGCCAGCCCAAATGATCTCTTCCTCTCGTTCGCTCCAATCCATCATCACGCTCCTCATGGCCATGTATTCCTGATGGCCGCGCGAGCAGAACCAGCGCGGCTTGCCTTTTTTGCGCACAAGCGCCGGATCCCACCCGAAGCCGCGCTCCGCGCGGAAGCAGACCCAGCACAACGCGCGCGCGCTCATTCCTCTTCAACCTCACCCCAGCCGCCACATTCCGGGCACTCAATCTCGATCTCGCGTATCTCGGTCCACGGCCCGTTTCGATCGACGCCACCAACCTGGACTTCTGACATCACGCGGCCATCGCCGTCACACACTGGGCAGCGCATCACTCACCTCGAACCGACACAGCGCTTGATCGCGCCGCACGGCGACGCACTGCACGTCGCCAGCCCAGCGCGTGATCACCTGGATATCAAAGCCATCAGCCACAAACGCTTCGACCAAGTCGTCGTCATCTTCGAAAAAATACAAATGAATGAGCTCGTTCACCGCATCGCCTCGCGTAGATCGTGGTCGCCGCAACCGGCCGCCTGTTTCTCTACGTCCAAGATCTCGTCGTGCAAACCGCAGTGCCATTGAGGGCCGTCCACCGGCCGCGCGTGGCGACAGGTGCGACAGTTCACTGCGACCGCCGCGCCCTCGTGGCAAATCCCGCGCACGTCACACCACCTGCAATCGAGTGCGTTGGGCGTTTCGGAGATACGCTCCGGCATCTCATCCACATGCTCGACCATCGAGCGCAGGCGCTCGGCGAAATACTCGGCCTCGTCACGCTCCAGATCTGTGCGGCACGCATCCCAGTCGCGACACCCGGCCGACGCGACGACGGTCCAGTGCCGGCGATAGCCGCCGTAGAGCATGTACAGCTGAGCCTGCACCCAATACACAAAGTTCCATTGGCGAAGCGTCGCTTTCTGCCCATCGCGCGCTTTGATCTTTCGGAACTCAGCGAGCCGCTTGTCGGCCACGACCTTGCATTCCCACACGTGCGGCGTTTTGGGCGCAGATGGATGATGATAGATCACGCCATCCATGTGACCGCGCACATGACCGCCGGCGTCAACGACCTCGAACTGTCGCCCGGTTTCGGGGTCGCGGGTCATTAGTGTGAGGTCGCTGGCCAACTGAATGCGGGCGGCGATGACATCTTCGCCGCGGTTGCCGTCATCAATCGCGGCTAGGCTCTTATACTTGAGCCCTTCATTGGAGGCCCACAACCAAGTCAACCACTGCTGCCGCGGGCAGCGGCCAGCTGTTGACATACCGAGGTGGAGCCGGCGAGGGCGCGCCGCCTCGCGGCGCTCGACGGCAGCCTCGGCCAACGCCAGCGCAGGATCGTTTTCATTGAGTGTAATTTCAGTCATTGCAAAAAAAGAGGCGCCGGCTGGAAAGGAAGAAACAGCCGGCGCCTCACCCTCACGCACGCCAGGCGGGAGCAGAGCTCGCTGAAGGCGGCGGAGCGGCCGGCGAGGGGGAGGGCGCGCCGGCCAAATAATCGAGGATGTCGTTGCGCTCGGGATCCTTTTTTTGAAGGCC